ACACGCTAACTTTGAAGATGTTGAAGCTGATAGTGTCACCATAACTGATACTACTACTTCAACCTCCACAACAACGGGTGCCCTAAAGGTTGCTGGTGGTATCAGTACTCAAGAAAATCTAAGCGTCGGAGGTGATGTCTTAGTTGTTGATACAACTGCTGGAAGTGCAGCCGGACCCGAAGTAGAATTATTTAGAAACATAACTGGTGCAGATGGAAACTATTTAGGACAGGTGAAATTCCAAGGTAATAACGATGCCGATGCACAGAAAAATTATGCAAAAATAACCGGTAAAATAGGTGATGCATCGGACGGAACTGAAGACGGTCTAATTGAATTTGCAACTATAAAAGCTGGATCTCAAAGTATTAGAGCACGTCTCACTTCAACCAATTTGAAACTACTCAATGATGCGGGTATAGAAGTAGATGGTACAGCAGATATCACAAATACTACTGGATCTACTTCGACAACCACGGGAGCCCTAAAGGTTGCTGGTGGTATAAGTACTCAAGAAAAACTCAATGTTGGTGGTATTACTAAGATTTGGGATGCCACAGATGCTTCTTCTAAAACAACAGGAGCTGTTCAAATCGTTGGTGGTTTGGGTGTTTCTAAAAATATTCACGGTAAAGACGTATTTGTTGAAGATGTTGTTTCCAACAGTGTAGTCATTTTAGACACTACGACTTCAACCTCTGCTACAACTGGTGCCCTTAAGGTTGCGGGTGGTATAAGTACCCAAGAAAATCTAAATGTTGGAGCTGTTGCAAAGGTCATATCCGCTACAGATGCCTCATCCAAAACCACTGGTGCCTTAATTGTCACTGGTGGTGTAGGTATTTCTAAAAATATTCACGCTTTACACGCTAACTTTGAAGATGTCGAGGCTGATAGTGTTACTATTACAGATAACACAACTTCAGACTCAGCAACTACTGGGGCCCTTAAGGTTGTGGGTGGTATCAGTACCCAAGAAAACTTGAACGTTGGTGCGGTTGCTAAGGTAATATCAGCCACAGACGCTACTTCTAAAACCACTGGTGCTCTAATTGTCACTGGTGGTCTAGGCGTTGCTAAAAATATTCATGGTAAAAATGTCTTCGTGGAAGACGTCGTCTCCAATAGTGTAGTCATTCTAGATACAACAGATGCCTCGTCTAAAACCACTGGTGCTCTCAAGGTTTCTGGTGGTTTGGGTGTAGCTGGAAATGTACACAGTAGTAATATTTTTGCGGGTTATGATCTAGATTTAACATCCTATATGGGAAGAGCCGCGGTAGGTTTTGCAGGTGAAACTAATCATGCTTCTTTTGCACATGTTGACAATAACACCTCAGGAAATTATGCACTTAAACAAACTGAGGGTGGTACTACACATGTTAATGCGAAGGCGGGTCAGCATATTCGTTTAAATATAAATAACAGTGAAAAAGCCAGAGTTACAGGTGCTGGTGATCTCAAGGTTGGATCTAATGTTTTATACGTAGACGTCTCAGAAACAAGTATTGGTGTTAATACTGCATCACCGGAAGCTAAGCTTCATGTGGTGGGTAATGCATACGTAAGTTCTACAACCGATGCCACTACAACAACAACAGGTGCACTCATTGTCGCTGGTGGTTTGGGTATCGCGAAAAAGATTGTTGGTCAACACGCCAATTTCGAGGATGTGGAAGCTGATAGTGTCACAGTGACAGACACTACTGCCTCTGATGGCAAAACCGCGGGTGCCCTAATTGTAGCAGGTGGTGTAGGTGTATCAGGTGCCCTATTCGGTGCCGCCGCCACCCTAGATGGTGTGGTGACCCTAACCGACACGACGGAGGCGACATCATCAACTACAGGTGCTCTCAAGGCAGCTGGTGGTGTCGGTATTGCTAAGGATGTGTACGTCGGGGAACGCGCCTATGTCACTGGGGGTCTCATCACAAACACTGGGGGTCTTGGGAGAAAGACGTACAGTTTATCGAATAGTATGCCTGCGAGTGTATCTCCCACAACAAACATCCACTTTACTTCCAATATATTCTACGCAAAAATTACAGCTACCCTTGTTGATAGAAATGAGCATGTGAGTACAATATTACTCGATGTAAATGGTGGCTCCCAAGCGGGGAGCATCAACTCTGGTAGTAATGTAATTTCAGTGGGCAATCAAACTATTTTTGGTACAACTGATAATGCTACACCATGGGCGTCAAATGTAAGCACTACAGCTAATACAGTTGCGCTATACACTTCAGGAGCTATGGCGGTTTCTGGTAATGTTCACGTTTTTGTTGAATATATGTCACCAACCTCAGGTGGTGGAGTACACGCAATTGCCCATAATGGTGACACACTAGCTACATTCGGCTATTAAACTATACATCCAAAACTTTCTAAAACAATTTTTTTAGGAGCGTCCCAGACTGTTAAAAAAATTGTCCGGTACTTATAAATGGCACAGACGAACGTTCAAACCTTTTCGGGCAACGTCGGTGTGGGAACGGGTATTCCTTCTAGTGTTTTTAATACATACGGGGGGGCGCTATCGGATGGAGGAGATACTTACACTTCGAAAGTAGCAGCTACATTTCAGGTGGGACGCGGTGGTGGTAGTCAAGCAGCGGACCAGGGAACTGGAGCGATTTTAGAACTAAGACACGAATCTGATTATAGACATGTCACAATTGAAAGTGTGAGTGAATCAACTAACAGTGGTGATATAGGACTTCGTTTTAAAACGACGACCGACAGTAATGGCCCACAAGAGCGCATGCGAATTGATGGCGATGGCAACGTCGGCATCGGAACGAATAACCCTAAAACCCGTCTGAATATAACTTCGGTTTCTTCAAAAGATAATAATATGACAAGTTTACGGTCAAATGCTGCTATCCGTGTAGATACAGCCGGTGACTATAACGATTTCTTATCTATAGGTATTTTTGATACAGATACTCCAGATGACAATAACCCAACTGGGTATATACAGCATTCATGGGACAGTAATAGTGATGTTGGGAGACCTTTCGTTATAAACCCTGCCGGTGGTAACGTTGGTATCGGAACGAATAATCCGGCTTCAGACTTACATGTTCAAGGTGCTTCGGGTGAATTATTCAGATACACAGATGGCTCAAGAACTGTGTATGGTGGATGCACCAGCGACTCACTCGGGGCTTTTTTTGGTACGAGTACTAATCATATGATGCGTTTCGTATCCAATGGTACAACACGAATGACTGTCGCCGCAGACGGCAACGTCGGCATCGGGACGACGAATCCAATAGGAAAATTAGATGTACGTGGGGCAATCATAGCACCAGTAGTAGGATATCTCGCTAATCAAGATGCCCCATATCTCATCACGGGTACATCCGGTTATACAGGTGCGGCTACGAATTGGAATACGCACGGTTTCCAGCATCGGATTAAAACAAATAGTGGTGGAGTACCACGTATTACCGTAGATGCCCCATCTGGTGGTGAAGTTTTTTCGATTGTAAATGGTGGCAACGTCGGTATCGGGATAGCGAGTCCCGCATGTAAATTAGACATAGCTGGAGAAGACTTTATGATTAGAGGAAATACACCCTCGTTAAACTTTAGTGAGGGGGCGAGTGGGATGGGTGGAGGTTTTAGAATTCGTTATGATGGAGCTAACCAGGCTGACGGTAATAACTTTTTAGCCATTCAAACTGGAACTAACTTCGCGACAACATCCATACACTGTAACCTCACTGGAAATGTTGGCATCGGGACGACGAATCCTCTCAGGAGATTTCATGTAAATGGTTCGACGGATTGGGGCGCCATTCGCACCACCAACACGGGCGCAACGTCCGCAATTTTAGTTGATAACAGCAGCCAGGGTACGGGTGTTAATGATTTCTCGTACCTTTTTAACGGCCCAAGACCAGGAACTAGCAGTGGTGGAGCCGTCGGTTTCATAAACAGCGCCAACCGTTCCGCCGATGGTGCTGCGAGCGCTTATACAATTCGAAACGATTCAGGGGAGCTCGTTATCGGGCACAATTCTCATGTGACAAATCTGAACGGTAGCATCACCCAAAAGGTGAATGGTAATAGCAGTTTTATACTATTTGGTCCTAACTCGTCGTACAATTCAAGATTATATGTGGGTGCAACAGGGGGTGGTCCGTTCCCTCTTAACGGCCCCAACGGTGGAGATGCAGGGGTCGTAACTACGAATGGTAATTTGCACTTGGATGCATCGGGGCCAGCCACGGGGGGTAGGGCTATATATTTAAATCATTATTCGGGTAATTTGGTGGTATACAAAAGCAGTACAATTCACGGTAGTGACGATCGTATTAAAACCCAAGAGAAGTTTATTCAAAATTCACTACCAATCATAAAAAAACTTAAACCACAAACGTATTTACATCACAGAGAACTAAATAGTACAGATTGTCGATTTTCTTCTGGTTTGATAGCACAGGAAGTGTATTATAATTGTCCGGAGCTCAGACATATCGTTAATGTACCTAGATCTGCATATGTAGATTTGACCAAAGAATTTCCAGATGACCCCTCGATTGATCCAGATTATTCTGATTGGGGTGATGAAATTGCTGCTGTTAATTATATAGAAATCATACCTTACTTGATAGGTGCTATTAATCAACTGTCAAATGAAGGCATTCGACACAAAGTGAAAGTATCTAATCTATCTTTTTCGAATGTTTTAGAGTATCATGGTTTGGTCGTTTCGAAAAATTCAAATGTGTACATCTCCAATATAGAGAATGATAAGCGAGTATATGGTGTAATTTCAGATGTCAAAGCTGAAACGAATGATAATGAAGTTCTCGTAAATTATAGAGGAAATGGTAAGATTTGGGTCATTAATGCGGATAACATCCAGGCAGGTGATTACATCACAACATCTAATGTTTCTGGTTATGCCATGAAACAAGAAGAAGATGATACACTAAAAAATTACACTATCGCAAAATCATCGATAGATTGTGATTTTACACCGCCCATGATTGACGAAAAACGTATTGTTCAAACGAATACGACGACTTCTAGATGGAAATATCAAAGTAATGTGGTAGTTTCGGAATCAACGTATTCTAATCTATCGGATGATGTCAAATACACAGAAAGTAGAGTGATGTATAAAGAAATAGATGGTGATAACTTAATTACACCAGATGTTTACAATACTTCAGATATAATAACACAAAACAATTATACACAAACTACAGTGACAGAGTACTATTATATGAGTACTCGTTATCTAGATTACGATCCAGATTCAAGTGGTAATGACTGGATTGAAGAAAGTATATCTAAAACAGTTGATAGTTTAGATGAGAATGGACAAGTTATATGGGAAAATACAGGCACCCAAGTGCCATTATATCCCATAAAATACATAACATCCAGTGGTACTGAAACAGATCTGTCGAATGCTGTATACACGGCAGCGCTTATAGATTGTTCTATATTAGGTGGTTAAATAGTAACTCTGAAAAACCCGAAAGCGAAAATAATCATTCTTCCAAATTGCATCCCAATTTGTAAGTCTTCCCAGCTTAAAAATAAACTCTCACTATATTATAAAATGTCTGGTGGTATTGCCCAACTCGTAGCCGTCGGTGCTCAGGATGTACACCTCGTCGGTCAGCCCGAGGTGAGCTTCTTCCGCTCCACCTACAAACGTCATACAAATTTTTCCCAAACTGTCGAGCGTCAGGTCATTCAAGGCAACGTCTCAAACAACGGTATGTCGACCGTTCGCTTCGAGCGCAAGGGTGACATGCTCGGGTATGTCTACCTCGTTCCCAATGATGGCAGCGCTACCCAAGCTTACAGTCAAGCCCAGTGGTTGACCAAAATTTCCAAGGTTGAACTCCTTGTGGGGGGTCAGGTGATTGATGAGCAGGATTCTACTTACTCCACCCTCATTGCTCCCCGACTTTCTGCGACTACCGCTTCCAAGTCTATTGCCGCTGATCTTGCCAATGGTGGTACCTCGTACAGGTGGTACCCTCTCCGCTTTGCTTTCTGTGAGAACTGGCAGACTGCTCTCCCACTCATTTCTCTCCAGTACCACGATGTCGAGCTCCGAATCACTTGGGGCGCCGCGGCGGCCACTGACAAGTGGGATGTCTATGCCAATTACGCGTACCTCGATACCCAGGAGCGTGAGGTGTTCGCTTCCCAGCCCCAAAACATGCTCATCACCCAAACCCAGAAGGCGGTCTCCTCCGGATCCAAGATCCAGGAGCTCAACTTCAACCACCCCGTCAAGTATTTGGCTTCTGGTAAGGCTTCTGCTATGGCGATCCTTAACGATAATAATAAGCTCAAGCTCCAAATTAACGGTACAGATGTTGCTGATTACAAATTTGCCGATCCCAACTTCTCCACCGTAACTTCGTATTATCACACCACTAACTCGTCTTTAGGAACAGCCAAGACTCTGTTCTTCTACCCATTCTGCCTCGATTCTGGTAAGCTTCAGCCTACCGGCAGCCTAAACTTCAGTCGACTTGACTCGGCTCGCCTCATCAACGATAACCAAGATGTTGGTGATGATATTTATGCTGTAAATTACAATGTCCTCCGTATTGAAAATGGTATGGGTGGTTTATTGTACTCGAACTAAATCTTCTCTGTATTTATTAAAAGATGTTTTGGACAGTAGTATTTCTCCTTGCCATCGTTTTTGTATTGACGTACGATCCTAACTCCAGGACACTCGAAAAGTTTGTTGGTCAACCCACACAACCAACAAGCAAATCGTGTGAAAATGCGCATTACGAAGCCGTTCAATTTGCCCAGAGCCCATACGAATGCCCCACTGCTGGTAAGACTAAGATGGGTGCCGTGATGTAGAAAGCTTAAAAAGAAAATGACATTTTCATTTATAAATGGTTCCAGTCAATAAAGACACACTACTCATCGTTGCAGCGATCGTTTTTGCAATTGGTATGATTTACATGTTTAAAGAGTTAAACAAGGCTAAACAGGATATTGACAATTTTAAAGGTTTCTCAGCCCAGGTCGTTCGACACTTAGCTCCACCCCCAGAGCCCACCCCTACACCTACCCCAGTTCCTGTACCTCAAAAGAAGCTTGAAGATATCGATGAGGTGGATGAAAAATCCGAAGAATAATCATATCCACTTATTATAACTTGCGAATGCGCAATGAAGAAGTACAAAGCGATTGCAGTACCGGTTACTTTTACCGATGGGAAACCGAGATTTCTCACAGTAAGAGACTGGAGATTTAAAGATTGGATTTTCGTAACGGGTGGGTGTAGAAGACGGGAAATTTACAACCCCTTGAGGTGTGCCCTACGAGAATTAGAAGAAGAGACACGTGGTGTCGTGTCACTAAAAAATGGTGAATATACAGAATTCAAATTTATACATAAAGAAAGCCCAACCGTAGACCTAGAATATAACGTATTCATATTCTTTGTCAATTACAATCGATCAGAACAACAAACACAAATTCGAAAGTTTTACGAAGAAAAACACAAAACACAGATCAAAAAGATGAACAATCAACCCATTCGTAAAACCCATGATGAAAATGACTTCATGAGTTATGATACACTCGAAGAATTCAACTCACGTAAACGATGGAAGTTGATTATAGATAACGTCATTAAGAATCCTAAATTTTACGCGTGTATAAGTTCTCACAATAGAAAAACCTTCTCTATTAAATAATGAAGTCCAAGGCTTTTATTTTAAGACAGATTGGTGAACTACTCGAGAAGAACCGAGGACTGTGCGAAGAGGAGATTGAACAGTGGTACAAAGATAATGAAAGTAAAACGGTTTACGAATTACTTACTTTTAAAAAGCAAATTTCTCAAAATCAAGAATATCAGGACATCTCGTGTATGAAATGGTTTAGAGATGAAGAACAATAATAAGGTATGTTTAAGAATTGGTACACTTCCCAAAAATTCAATAATGCTACCAATCTATCACATGTGCTCATGGACGGGGGTAAACTCTCAGTGCCATTTGATAGATTGAATGAATTTTACGATAAGTATATAGAGTCTGTAAAATCTGGTGAGAGAATTTACGTCGTCGAGCAAAAGAGTGAGACCTATAACTTTTTCGTTGATATCGACTATAAAGATGTCGATCCCCTAGGTATTGACGATATCCGTGATATATCTAAAAATATTTGTGAAACTGTTAAATTTCATGGTGGTAAAGAATGTCTCGTTTCTGTATCACCACCAAAGGTGTCTGGAGATCTAATGAAAACTGGTGTACATCTCAATTGGCCTAATTTCGTGGTTAATCAGAGTTCAGCTGTAGCACTCCGTGAACATATTCTAGTGTCTCTTTCTAAATTTAAAGGTGATATGGATTGGAATGATATTATTGATTCATCTGTGTATGGTGACACACGTAGGAAGACTAAAGGAAGTGGGTTTAGGATGCCGTGGTCATACAAACGAGCAAAACATGAAGCGTGTGGGGGTCGGGGATGTAAGGATTGTGAACATGGTAGGGTTGATCAGTTGGCTTATCTTCCAGTTTTTATTTACAAGGTTGGTTCTCTCGTGAGAATAAGTCAAGAACCGTCAGTTGAAATTCTTAAAATGTCAGCTGTTAGAACTGACGCACCTAGTACAGTTTCAGTGGAATCACCTTCAGTGTCTATACGAGTCAAGGAGGATTCTTTTCTAGAAGATCAAACTAATAATGAAATTTATGATGAGGAATTGAAAAACCGAATCGAAACGTTTATTCGAAAAAATATGGAGGGTCAGGGAAATGCATACATCACTAAACTATTCAAAAACAAAGAAACGTATTTCGCGGCGACGACTTCTAGATACTGTGAAAATGTAAAAAGAAATCATAGTTCGAATCATGTATGGTTTATACTTAGTGGGAAATTCATTCTCCAGAAATGTTTTAGTCGACATGAAACTATTTTGGGACGTCGTGATGGCTTTTGTGAATACTTTTGTGGTCGCCGACATCAATTGACGAGTGACATTATTGATAAACTTTACCCAAAAAAGGAGGTTATCAGTAAGTGTCCAGAAATCAAAAAAGTTGTAGAAAAACCAGAAATTAAACAGATGGACGTAAAACCAGATCTTGAAAACTTCATTAATAAGAATATGAAGTGTGACAATGATACACGTGTGGTTAATGTAACTAGGGATAAAAACAATTTTTTAGTGTTAACCACATCTAACTACTGTGAGACTATTTCTGGTGTACATGAGAATAAAACTATGTCATATGTCATTACTAAAAACAAAATAAAACAAAAATGTCCAATATGTAAGAAGAACAGTGGAAGAACTCACATCTTACTCCCTAAAATAACTAGTAAACTTCACCCTAAAGATACTTAAACAGAACAGTGTTTAAAGTATATAAATGGTAGTTAGTACTCGTTCTCGCTTTGGTAGGGTTATAAAGAAGCCCGTTCTTTATATACCAGTAGAAACTGTACTAGATGACGATTATGCTACAGATGATCATGAAGATTTTGAAGATGATTCAGTAATTGATACTGAAGATGAATATAACTCAGAAGAAGGTAGTGATGACGATTATGACGAAGACGCTGATGATAATGGTAATCTCAAGGATTTCGTAGTAGATGACGACGAAGTGAGTGAAAGTGAGGAAGAATCAGCTTAAAAAAAACAGATTCTATATTAGAAATGGAAACTGATATTGGTAATCCTATTGAGTATAGCCCAAACCTTGACCCTTTAATTCAGGAGAAGAATGAAGATAATAATAAGGATGAAATGATTCAAGATCAACCATATTATTTTCATCCAAGTGAAATGAATTACCCACAACCCCCTCCTCAAACTGGAAAATTCGACCCTTTTACTGATATTGATAAATCCACATGGATTATTGCATTTGCAGTATTTCTTTTAGGTTTTTTTATGGGCAAAACTATGCAGCCCGTGATACTCAGGTACACCTAATCACTTACTCAAATCCCTTATACGAGTCGAAAGTTTCGTGTCAGTATCCTCGTACATGTCGTTATTCACACCCTTTTGCGGAAATCCACTTAACCAGTGAGTCTCCGGAACAGTTGAATAAGCAACAAACGTACCTATGTCACCATATCTTGGGGGGATTCCATCTCTCCCAAAAAGAATGGGACCCCGATGTGTATCTTCGACAAAACCATCCGTTGTTGAAGCCTCCTCGGTACCGACACCGGTTACCATTGAATCTGTTTTGTTTTTTAAATTGTAATTTGGTTTAAAAAACAAAATAAAGAAAGCCCCGACTAACAATATTGTTAGAATTATACGAAGCATTTTTATTTAATGTATATGAATATTATTTACGCAGAAGAAACTTCGGGTTCTCCCTCCTCCTTTACCTCCTCCAACTTAGCATCCCTCGACGCTTCCTCCTCGCGCTGCTTCTGTCGCTGCTTCATCTCCTCGGCAACAATCTCATCAGCCTCCTTTACAAGCTCCTCCATGGGAGTGTCAGGCTTTTCCTTCTTGAGCCGTTCGAGGACCTCGGCTGGGTGAGAGATAGGAGCCTCATCGGGCTTGTTGTAAAACTTGGAATTATCATCACCTGATACGAAATGATTCTTCTCAGCCATCATCGCCTGCTTACGTTCGTTAAACATACGAGCAGCCTCGGACTGGTTCTCCCTGTATCCCTTCATAATCTCTTCGAGTTTATCGTTGGTATAGTGAACATCTTCAATCTTATCGGAATCGGGGGGGATCAAAAGCCACTTATACATGTCAACCACGTAAATATCGAAAGTGGCATCTTCCTTCTGTAGACGTGCAGCGTGCTTAGCGGCTTCATCACGTGTGGCAAATGCACCACGGATCTTAATACCAAACTTCTCATTCTTCTGGGGGCACTCAGGACCGACAATGGATAGACAAGCAAAGATCTGACCGGGTACAGTGGTGTAATCTTGTTCGAGAGACATTATATTTATGTGTTGGCTTAAAACTTTAAGCTACTATCTATGTAAATGCATGAATACTGGGATAAACAACCTGTGCCTCGTGAAGGGACTACACCCGGTGAAATTGAGAAAACACGAGATGTTTCAAAAAAGACTACAAAACTTCCAGATGGTTTCGTGTGGTCCTCATGTAGTCTGAAAGAAGCGTGTGAGTTTTTAAATTCCCATTATGTATCAGATGGAGTATTCAGACTGTGTCATACCACGGAGGCTTTAAAATGGTCAATGGATGAGAGTGCTGTTATTCGTAAAAAGGATACAAACCAAATCATTGGGTACATAACAAGTTCAAATATTGACACTAATGTTGATGCGAATGTACTGAAAATGGTTCACATCAGTTTCTTATGTGTCCATGGTGAATATAGAAATTTTAGACTCGCACCAATTCTTATATCTGAAATCAAACGACGCGCAAACAAAAAGGATGTATGGCAGGCTATATACACTGTCCACACGAAACTACCAACTCCAATTACGAAGTCCTATATGTGGCATCGCCATTTAAACACGGAAGCTCTCATCAAGAATAAATTCTGTCAAGTGGACCGTACCCGTAAAAACTTCTACCAGATCCGTGGTTCATGTAAGAATGTTTGGCGAAGAATGACGTCTGACGATATTCCTCGAGTGACTAA